CCCTGTATCAACAGCCGCCTGCTCGCGAAACGGTTCTGCCATAATGGCAGCCAGGAGAACCTATTGCGGCCGCGTTTTTTGGCCCTCTAGGCCCGTCACGCCACCCTGCACGCTCTCAGCCTCATCGGCCGTTACACGCGAACGTCGTGCGTCTAGTGCCACGTTCTCAGTCGCATCAAACCACTTGCGAGACATCACAACAGCATAAGCAAACGCCCATAGGTTATCGGTCTCGACGATCACTACGCTGCCCTTCCTGTTGGCCTTGTGCCACACGCATGGAACATGGCCCGCAGGCGCGTCGGCCTTGGCCTGCTCTATGGCTGCCCATAGCGACAGCCGCTCGGTCCTCTTGGCCTCAACGTGGATAGGCACGCCAGGCAACACGACATCGGGCGAGTCTGGCCCGCCCTGGTACTGCACGCCTCTCCTGGCATCCACCCCTAGGATCGCCCCTAGCTCGGCTGCCGCTTCGCGTTCGCCTCGCTTACCCTTCTCTCTGGACGCCCTACCAATCACGCCACCCCCTGTTTCCGCAACTGGGCCACCATGGCTACCCGATCCCGCTCGAGGTCAAACTCGTCTGGCACCTCGTCCGGTGGTGGTGGCGGCGGCCTGTTGGCCGCCTTGGCCGCCTTGGCGTCCAGATAGGCCTGGTGTACCCTCTGACGCTCTGGGTCGTTTGCGGCCCGCGTCCACTCGCTCGCCGCCTCCTCGGCCGTCCTGCGGCCTTCTAGGCCGCCTGGTGGGTGGCTGCCGCCCTTGGCTGGCTTCTTGGGATCGTATTGCCCAGCCATCACCTTGGTGACAAAACCCTTGCCGCAGAGCTGGATCAGCGTCGCCGGCGTATCAAAATACCGGCACTTCGGCAGGTGCTCTATCGCCCTCAAGGCCTCTTCGAGCCATCCGGCCTCGGCGATCCGGGTCGAAAACTGGTCAGGCATGGCCTTGGCCCGGTAGGGCTGGACGTGCCCAGCCCGGGCCGCAGCGGCCCAGGCCGCCCGTAGGGTGCCTGCTGCTTCTTCTGGCGTAGCCACAACGAGAGGAGGAGGAGGATTATCTCCTCTATTCTCCTCTCCTCTGCTGCGCTCAGGCGCAGGCACTGCCTGCGCTTGAGCGAAGGCAGTCTTTTTGGGCTGCCTACGGCCGGGATCCTTGTCATTCTGGGCCGCAGCACGCTCCCGGTGTTGCATCCGGCTCTTGGCAGCTTGGCTGAATCTGCGGTCCCAACCAGGGACAGCGACGGTCGCAGCATCGGCGTCGATCTCGAGCCAGCCGACCGCGGCCACCGCCCGCCAGAAGGCCTCGTCGGCCCCGCACGTCCTGACAAGGCGCGGCAGGGTCATCCGGGCCGTACCGTCCCCGCAGTGCATCGAGGCCCAGCCCCAAAGGCGGAGGAGGTTAAAGACCACGGCCTCGACCGGCTCGCCGGTCAGGTCGATCAGCTCCTGGACCTCGGGCTTGTCAGGGAGGGCCAGGTCGTAGGCAATCCATTCACCGGCCATCCTTGGCCTCCTTGCTCACAGCAGAACGCAGCCAGTTTTCCAAAGATGCTCGCTCTTTGGCCAAGCCGAACGATTTGTAAAAATCCGTCCACGACAACTCGGCCGCAAGCTCACCCCGCTGAATTTCACTGCCGTCAAAAGGGTCAAGCTCTATGTAGACATATGGATAATCCTCGCCGCAAACCAGAATCGCCCTTCCTCCAATCCCGCCTTGGCAGGCCCTATCGTTCCTGCACTCTTGCAACATGTGAGCGAGCGCGGGATCGCAGTTGCGAATTTGACTCTCGGCCCACCCAACGCTCTTTTTTCGATCAACTCGCGCCACCGTGCCGCATTTGCGGACAAGCCTGCCTCTGTTGGAGTACGAGTCGAAACCCATCTCACGAAACACGGTATTTTCGCATCTCTCAATCTCAAACGTCACCTTATGCACTTCGTCGCCATCTCGCATCGGCCAACCGCTACCAAGACGGCGATGCCCGTTCCCCCAAGGGTCGCCGCGGCCGTCACGCCGAATTGGAACTCCAGAACGATCCCTGATTTGAAGGTCATTCACGGGACGTTTCCTCACGAATTCTTGTTTCGGCCTTCGATGCCACTTCCTTGTCGACCTCGATGCCGATAAACGTTCTGGCCTTGGCAACGCAAACGACTCCCGTAGTTCCGCCACCCAAAAACGGGTCCAGCACAACCGAGCCCTTGGTGGTAAACCGATCAACGATGTCTGCCATGCCCGACTCTGACTGGCCCCAGTGATGGTGAGTTTTGTCGTTGTCATTTGCTTCCGACTTGCAGACATCACCAACCCAATCGCCGGCGTAATCGCCCTTCGTAAACCACAAAAGCGGCTTCCAGAACGTGTTGACCTTACGGTCCCACAGCTGCACTGCCTGGCCGCCGGGCGTGATATAGCCGCAGGTCCAGTGATAGGTAAGGTGTTTCGTCATGCCGGCCACAATGTCTGGTAAGTAGGATTGCCCGATCATCACGATGCACGACCCGCCAGGCTTCAGCACGCGACTAGCAAAGATGGCCAGCTCCTCGTATAGCGGGACGAACTCCTGCGGGTACGGCGGATCGGTAACGATGAAGTCAACAGACTCGTCAGGCACGGGTGCCTTCCTGAAATCGCAGGCGTGAACAACAAACGTTGCTTCCGCTTGCTCTTTGAGCGATGACTCAAACTCGGCCATCAGATCCTCGACTTCGTCTCGCTGCCTGCGCATCTCACGAAGGCTCCAGGACTTGCCGCCTGCGTGTTCGGCAAGCCATTCAATCCAGCCCTCCAAAAGGCCAGGGACGGCCGACCGTAACTCTGCTTTTTTGGACTTCATTAGCTTTGTCATTTGCTCAGTCCAATCGAGCAGCTTCTCTGCGAACTCGCCGGCAATAGTGATTAATCGATCAACATCTTGCGTGGCCAGCCTCTCGCAAGCGATCGCGGCCGTCACGTCCAGTTTTGGCAGCCACCTTGTAGCCGCCTCTCGCAGCCGAATGACACGCCACCCAAGAATTCTCGTTAGCGTTTCCGACCCATAGAATGAGTTGGCCGCCTGCACGTTGGCGGCAGTCTTGTCGACCGACCATCCCTTGCCGTCTTCGCCGCCCGCCAGCATCGCCTTGACGACATCGGGCCAGTGCGGGTGCCGGCCGTCTTTCGGCTTGCCGGCTAGGCCGTGAATGGCGTATAGATGTTGAGCCTTGCTAAGCAAATCTGTAAGTTGACTTACAGATTTAGCCACCTCTGCGGCAGCTACGAGTTGCGTGAGGTACTGCGATGACTTGCCTATCTTCCTGGCGTAATCCGAAAGACCGCCCTTCTTTCCGCGTCCCGCTTTAGCCTTTCCGACGCACTCAAGGGCGTGCAGTCCGATTTCCAGCGGCGCAAGCTCGCCCTGGTTGTTGCTTGTCGCCAGCGCCATGTACGCCTCGTCTTCGTCCATCTCCACCACCCAGCAGGGCACCTCCTCCAGCCCGACCTTGCCGGCAGCCGCCTGGCGGTGGTGGCCGCTGATGATCTCGTAGCCGTCATCGACGGCCCGCACCGTCAAGGCGTGCCTGGCCTCAATGTGCCCACGCTCCTCAAGGTCGGCTGCGATTGCGTCCACGACATCGTCGCGAAGAGCGACTCTTGGATTTTTTGGGTGTGGCCGTAGTTGGGCCATAGGGATCATTACGACGCTATCAATTGCTGTAGTCACTTCGTCCTCCTTGCGTGTTTAACCACCGGTCGCCAACGCAGCGCCGGTCCTCACCCTCCACTCCCTTTCCGCCCCACCCTCAACCCGCCGCCCGGTAACCTCGACCAAGCCGATCCTGGCGAGATCCGCCAACCGCTTGTTGACCTGATGCGCCAACAGCCCGCACCGCCTGCCGATCTCCGTCTGGCCGGCTGGCCCGGCCTTCAGGGCCTCGAGCACCAGGCGGCCATGCCCGCGAGCCGGTGCCCGCTTGGCCGCCGCGTGTGACGTCGGCGGATCGGATCGCCTGGCCTGGGCGAACAGCGGCAGGCTGTTGACGGCGGCGTCGGTGCTCGGGTAGTAGTCGCTCACCATTCCCCTCCGTAGCGGCTCTTCATGCGATCCGCCCACTCGTCCTCGCAGCCCAGCCGATAGGCCGCTGCGGCGTTGTGTGACCCGGGCCGCACCGGGGCAGGGCAGGGCCTGGCTTCTGGTGCGACCTCGGGCACCTCGAGCGGCTCGACGGGGGCCAGCTCGTCGCGGTAGCGGGCCACCGCCTCTGGGTCGTGTATGGGCCTGCTCATGTCAGCACCTCCGCCGCCCGTAGCTCGGCGTCGGCCGCAGCCAGCAGCTCAGTGGCCTCGCGGATCAAGGCCGCGCCCATCTCGGCAAGTTGCGGGGCCACGCGCCCCCTGGCTTGGACCTCGGTCTCGCACCATTCGCGGGTGACGGGCCACCTCACGCCGTGGCCATCGATCCACTCGCCGCATGGCGATAGGTAGCCGAGAGTGCAGTAGATCGTCCCGCCTGCCGACGCCGAAACGTGTGCCCTGTAGAGTTTCTTCTTGTCCATCATCGGCTCCTTAGAAGGGGATGTCATCGCCACTACCTCCCTGGCCCACGGCCTCAATCTGGGCCGCCGGCGTCCTGGCCGGCCTGGCCTTCGGCAAGGGCTCGCTGCCCGGGTGCCATTTGTCGATCCGCACGTACTCGCGGCCGGTCTTGCCGATGCCCAGGATCGTGTCGATCGCCACGATCTGGGCTATCAGCTCGTCGCATTGCCACTCGGCGTTTGGGTCTGGCAGGTCGACCCTGGCGGCCCGGCAGATCGACTCAATCAGCCCGCGGTACTGGGCCGGGATGATGGCCTCTACCGGTCGATACTGCGGGATCGTGACCTCGACAACGAGCGACGTGCCGGAGCCGTTACGCTCGCTGACCTTAAACTTCAGATCCTTGATCTCGACCCGGGTGATCTCGCCCGTGTGCCGGCCGTCGGGCGGCAGGGGCAGGTCCGACGCCGCTCGCGGCGTCTGGTCGTCGTCGGTCCACCAATCGTTCCAAATCATGTTTGCACCTCTGGTTTATGCACGTTGCCGACGCGAACAATTCGCGTCTCTTCCTCAATCACGGTCTTGATCGCCTCGATGGCCCGGCGATAGGTAACGGCCCCAGCGGCGAACTCCTCGCACGTTTCGCGGATCTGCTCCACGACCTTGGCCTGGCTGGCTACGCGGGCCGCCTGCTCCTGATCACCCATTGCCCGACCTCCTTTCTGCGTAGGCCGCAACTAGCGGCAGATGATCGTTTCGGTATCGCTTGCCGCCGGCCACCTTCTCTGGCGGGTTGGCGGACAAGGCTCGGCATACGTGCCATGGCGACAGGGTCACGCCGCACTGCCGTAGCAGGCCGTCGAACTCGGCCCAGGTCATGTAATCGCGATCCGCGATAACTCGCTTCATCCGCGTAAAGCTCGAGTGCCAGGCTGGACTACTCAACGGCCACCTCCTCCGCCGTCGCGGGCTTGAGGTCCTGGCGGCGGGCGGCGATGGCGTCGGTCAGCTGTGACCACTCGTCGCCGGTCAGCTTCTCCTCGCTCACAAGCTGGTCGATCCGGTCGCCGATCTTCCCTAGGCGGGCCACGGTGCCCGCTGCGGCGATATGCCCGGCGATCGTGTCCGCGAGTGTCTGCGACTGAATGGCCGCCGCCAGCTCGCCGATCTCCATTGGCATCTCGGCAGGCAGGCCAAACCTGTTCTTGGCATCCCACGCCGCGCACCGCTCGGCGTACATGATCCTCGTTTTGCCGCCCGTGGCCTTTTTCCGCCCGTCGCTGCCCTCGATCAGCTTGGTCTTGTAGTTGCAGAACAACAAAAGATCCGACCACTCTTTGAACAGCGGCGCGGTCTGCCTGGTTAGCTTCAGCTCCCAGCGGTCATAGCCGTCGGTCTCGTCGGGCGGCGATGTCTTCTTGATCGTCGAGTGGGCCACGAACACGACGTGAAGGCCGCGGGCCACGAGCTGGTCGGCCAGGCCAAGGATCCGAGAGCAGGCCTCGGCAGCCAGCGTGTATCCCTTGCCAAACCCGAAATCCTCGATGCTCTTCTTGCCGGCCTTGCGGATCAGCGTCTCGATGATCCGTCGCTCGGCCCAATCGGCCGAATCGATCACCACGGTCTTAAACCCTTGAGCGTCTCCGCCCAGGTCGAGCATGGCCGACTCAAGTGAGCCCGCGTCTGGGCAGAGCACCCGGGCGCAATCAATCCGCCCGCTGCCAAACTCAGTGTCGAGGATGATCGGCTTTGGGAATTGAGCAGCCAGCGTGCTCTTGCCGATCCCCTCAGTCCCGTACAGCACCGCCCGCACGGGGGCTGTCTGAATCCCTCTGATGATGTTCAACGCCATCTCCTGACCTCCTGTTGTTCCAGTCCTCTAAACACATTTCCTTCCAGATCTCTTCGCGATAGATGGCCACCTCGTCGGGTGCCGCAAACCCAAGCCGCACCATGCCCGCCGAAATTTCCTTGACGATGATTTCGACGCGGCAATCCGGGATGATCACCGACTCCCCTTCACGTCTCGACAAAATCAACAACGTCTGCTCCTAAAAGTCGGCCACCTGCGATCCGTCGCCGGCGGCCGCAAAACCATCCTGGCTAGCCTGCCGATCCGTCGGCGAGCCGCGATCCATCGCCATCAACAAACAGGCTCTCGCCACGCTCGGCGCGTCGAGCCATTTCCAACACCTTGTCCTTGCTGCCGGCTCGGGCCGAAGTCGGCACCGCAGCGTCGATCACCGTCTGGATGCCGTCGCGGATCTCGACCAGCTCGTCGACACTCAACGTGATCGCGTCGTAAAGAAGGGTGCGATCACCCCGGGCCGCCTTGGCGGCGTAGGTCTCACCCTGTAGCGATTGCCCGCCTGCACGACTTGGGCTTCCGTACAGACGGACAATCGCACACAGGTGAGCGTGTACGCGAGCAACACGCCGCAGCCACTCGGCTAGTCTTGGGCATGTGCCAGTATCGAGGCGGGTACGACGGTTGGACTCCACCGACCGCCGCGTCCTACCCCGCGCTTCAGGCGTTCCCTGTCGGACCAGGACGCCTGGATCTCGACGCAGCGCTGGCGAATCGTCTGCTCGTCCGGGTCGCCCCAGTACTCCGCTTGCTGCTGGTCGTGTTGCCAGATCAGCCGTATGCGGTGCGAGATCCTTGAGATAGTTGTTCCGCAGGCTCGGGCCATGTGCTCGAGCTTGAACCCGCGGAGCCTCCAACTTCGTATCTGGCTGTCTGTGACGTGAACCTTCATTCCGACCTCCTGTCGTTGGCGAACTCGGCCCGGTTGCTCCGCGTCCTGCGGTGGCCATCGCGGCATCCTTCGCCGGATCCTTGTCGCAGCGGCGGGTCCGTCCCAACCGCTGCGGCGGCGTCCATTTCTGAACGTCACGGGGGCGAGGATTGCAAAAATCAAATAACCCGTCAACACCAGTTATTTGATTGGCGAAATAACCGCTTTTTCAGCGTGCTTCGGCTGGGATTAGATCGGCGGGGCGACAGCCCACCTTGCCAGCAATAGCAACGACCTTGTCGACCGGCGGCGATGCCTTGCCGACCATCCAACGCCAGAGCGTGGACGCGTT